CAAACACTAAAGCAATATGTAATGTAACGCATTTACCTACTTGCGTTAATCTGTAACTGTGATTTGTTGCGCCTGAGGGTGCGGTAACACCTGTCCAGGTTATAGTACCAGTATAAGTTCCTGATGTATCTCTAAATGCTTGAGCCGTTGCGTTAGCAGCTGCACTTGTATTATTTGCTAAAATTGTATAAGATGAAATTGATTTGCTTTGTAGAAGTGATGTGTCTGCAATATTTAATTTAAGATTAATTCTATTACTTAATGATAATGTGTCAGCTGTATTTAATTTAGCTGATAAATCGCTACTATCTGCTAACGTGTAACTTTTATTTTGAAACGTATAAACCCTATCAGCTGTTTGTTGAGTTTTTAAAGTTGAGTAATAATTACCAGCATTTTTATATTTTAAATCTCCGTTGCTATTAGCGTATAATACCGTTGATTGACCTGTTGCGGTTGCATCGCTATTTTGATGCTTAAAATGTATGTGACCTAATCCGTTTGTGCCTTCTACTTGAAATGATTGAGCCGATATTTTAAACGCTCCTAAATCTACATCTTGCGTAGCACCTGTATAAGGTACTTTTAAATTAATCCTATTGCTTAAACTTGCCGTATCTGTTTTGCGCAAATACTTTGTAAGCATATTTGATGTATCGGAAATATTTACTTTTAAATTTATTCTATTGCTTAAACTTGTTGTATCAGTTGAGCCACCGCCTCCAGAAACCGCCGTCCAAGTTAGCGTTTTAGGATTGTAAGTATAAAAAACCGCATTGCAACTATCGTAAGCAATCGCTCCGTTTTTTGTATATTTCACTACGCTTTTAATTGTAGGCACACCGCAAACCGTTGGAATCTGTAAAGTAGAATCAAACGCCATACGATTAGCACGATAGCCGTATTGCGGCATTTCCTGATATACTTGAGCGTTTACTTTTGCACTAATGCAAATCAATAAAAATAAAATTAGTTTTCTCATATTGGAAAATCGCAGTTGTTAAAATCGCTTACCGTTGTTAAATTAAATGTTACCGTTACGCCACTTAAATAATCTTCAAACTTTTCACTTATTGCCGTCCAACTTATTGTCGTGTCGACGCTAATTAATTTATCTTGTCTTAATGCCATTACAATATCATTCGCCACTCCGTGCATATTACCTACAACCTCCGTTTCAAATTCGCCTTCTACTCCCGATTTATCAATAAACCAAAATTGTATCTGGTAAATCAATTCGCGCCCTACGTTAAAATTTCCCGTGTCCATTACATAAGATGCAACAGGTAACAACGGCTGGCTAACCCATCCTAACCATTCTAACGGACTTGCAAACCTGACTTCTTTTATCATTGGGTGGCTTTGCAATAACGCCTGGATTTTTGTTACTATTTGGTTGTAAGTCATTTTTCTTTTTTACTTTTTCTATAAATTCTAATTTATATCCTTTACTCAAAATGTGTAAAATTTATCGGTATAAAAATGTAAATAATTCTCCAGCTATTGCTACATCGCCCGTAGGTAATGTTATTACGTTGCCGTTAATTTGTATTTTACCTGTGTCGCTCGTTGGCCCATTAACAATTACTTTACTTAATCCCGATCGTGTTGCAACTAAAACAATTCTGCCATACAAATCATTAACGTTAAATGTAGCTTCGTTTCCAACCGCTGTATAATATGCAATTTGCGGAATAGAATAACTACTTGAGCCATTAACCCAGCGTGGCGTATTTGGAACGTAATCGTTACCTAAATAGATAGGCGATGTATAAGCCTTTGCTTCTGGAAAAATAACATCTAATCCGCTTCCGTGATTCAAATACTCATAATACAAAGTATAATTCTCTTGCAAATATTTTATCAATCTTGTTTTGTAAAACTCAGCCATTGACAAATACTTTTGCTCAATTAATTCCATATCGGCACGCGAAGGGGTGTTACTTTCTTCAGCCGTCTTCTGCAAAAACCCTTTTGAAAATAATTGAAAGCCCATAATCATAGGTAACAAAGACATAGTAAACCAAATCAAAGCATCGGTAACATAAGTATCTAACAAAGTTTTTTCGTCGTTTGTTAGGTTATCAGCTACAACGCCATCTTGTAAACGTTGATATAATTTACTTCCAAGCGCAGGTTGAATATACATATCGCCAGCAACTTTAACCATTGGAAAAATTTGTTTTCCGTCGATATTGTTACTCGCGCCTGTTCGGTCTTTAAATAATTGTTCGGTTATGAATAAAATGTTTTTGCTCATTATTTTGCTACCATTAATTTTGATGACCAAATGTGCCTACACGATTCTCTATGTTCGCCATCGCTCATTGTATACCAACCACCGCGACGTTCCCAAACTGAATAACCCAAACGAACGCTCAAACTTTCAATATCCGACCTACTCCAAGATTTGCCAGCGTTTGACATTTCTCGCATCTTTAAACAAAATGGTCGGCTTGTATTCATATCCTTATCGCTAAATCCTAAACGCCAATCGTATTTATAACGAATAAATAATTTAGTTGTTTTCGGCTCGCCTCCTAATTCGCTAACCGTTTTTAAAACATTATATTTCGGAGTTTCATTTACTTTTGATTCATTAACCGAAATTATTTTTTTTTTGATAAAATCAGCAATTATTTCTTCTACTAATGCAGTATCTATTTTAAGATTTTGACTAATAACGTTTGGCGTTATGTTTTTATCCTTTGTAATTAAATCTAAAATACTCGCTTGCGTTTGCGTCAAATCTTCAGCAAAATTAATCCTATCAAATCCAACTTCATTAAAATTATACTCTCCGCAACTTTCAAAATATTCAATCATTCGCTGATCTTCGCTCATTGAAAATTTTTGTAGTTCATCTTCGGTTAATGGGTTATCGTCTAATCCTAAAAAAACATTTACATCGGAATCAGTAAAACCAAAACCATTTTTAAGCATTAAACCTGCCTGCTCTTTAGATAGTTTGCCGCTCCCGAACTGCCTAACAATTCGCATAACGTTTTGATATTGGCGACCGCTTAAATTCTTTATAGAATCGTTTGGTAATTCAATCGCTTGTTGAACGGGTTGCTCTACAACTGCTGTTTCGCCGTCCGATGTAACCTGACCAACTTGCAACGGCTCGCGCCCCATTAACTCCCTAATTTCATTTTGAGTTAAATTCGCCACCATAATAGCTTCCGTAAACTCAAACTTCAACGGCTCTAATGGTATAATATTAAACTCCCCAACCTCGCCTTTTAAGTTTCTAAAATCAGTAAAAACTTGGTTAAATTCCTCTTGGCGTTCCTGAACGTATGTATTATTAAATATTTCGTAAGCGTCGCGGATTTCAGTACGTCCGCCCAATTGCCCCTCTGTTTTAATTCCAAATAAAGACGGCGAAGTTATTTGATGCGATGCGAATATTTCCTGTTGAATTAAATTATTGATGTTTGTAAAATCCTCTTTAGTTAGCATTGTAGTACCCAGATTTTGTATATCAGCGCTATTCTCTTTGGACTTGTTAAACATTATTACAACACGCTTTCCGCTGTCGCCAGTAAATTTCTTTAATAAACCTTTCTCAACTTCGCCTTTGTGTTCCTCGTTAATCGGATCGCCATTGTTTAAGTTGATAAGTGTACTCCCTACAAACCCTTGTTTTGCATTGCCTAAAATATGGCGCGATACTTCAATATCAGATTCAATATAATTAAGACCTTGAAAATAAGACGGCAATGGATAAATTTCGCTCGTTGGGTTGTATTCTCTTTTATAATATATCTGGCTACCTGTTGTATTCTGCGTGCTAAATTGTGGGTATTCGCGTGGCTTTTCCTTCCAATCTAACCAATCGTTTTTTATGTAAAAACTACTTAAATTTTTTGCAACTCTAACTTTACTAAAATCGATATGATACACTTCGCTAATTTGCCCAATGCGATTCCAAATAACTTGTAAATAATAACCTCTAAAAAGTTCATCGTCTTTAACACATTTCTTTAAAATATCGTTCCACGATTCGCCTCTACTATTTGCTTTGCCCTTTTCCTCAAACCCACGCCCAAAAATGTATGTTGATTTACCTTTAACGATTGCTCCGTGCTTTGGCGATTCATTGTAAAGCGAAAGTAAATATTCTGGATAATTATTCATTTCGCCAAACTCAACATAACCCTTATTTTTCTTTTCAGTAAATACAGGTTGCAAAGCGCGGTCAAATTGTAATACGATATGTTTGTATTGATTATCCATTGTATGTTACAAATGTGTTTGATTGTTCGTTATATTCACTCGGTGCAAATGTTGTTGAAGGATGTAAATAAGCATAACCACTCTCAACGTTATTTAAACCGCTTATATTCGTGTTTGAACTACTTGTCTGCTCATATACATTATAAGTCCAAAAACCTTCTTCAGCGCCATTAAAACGGCTATTAGTTACCAAAGAAAATTTATTATAACGCAAAGTAGTTGAAGTATTTGTTGCTACAAATTTAACGATATCTTGCGTAACCCTGTTTGTAAATACAAATAAAAAATAAGGATTAGTTAAAACGCAATTTTGCGAAGCATTAAAAAAAACTGTTTGCGTTAATCCTTTTGTTAAATGTATCATTTTTGTCAGGTTAAATCTTACGTTTAAGATATAAAAAAAACCCACCGAAACGCTCGGTAACGGTGGGCAAAATTTTCATAGGTTATTTACTAAGTGCCTGGAGTTTCTAATGCAGCTGCAACGCCTGAAGAAACTACTAAAAAATCTTCCGCCTCTTGTGAGCTAAACGATAATTGATATCCGTTTCTATCCCCTAAAGCCGTACCGCTTCCGCCTTCCGCTGTATCTAAAAATAATCCAAATCCTTGTCCATACATTCTAAAAGTACCGTCCATATCTTTTGTAACAAACGTTACACGATTTTTTGCTAAAGTAGTAATAATATTTCGTGTTGTTGCACTACGTGAATTTAAAGGGAAAGATACCATATGTGTAAAAAACAAAGTACCGTTTTCTGCAGATGCAGTTAAATTATTTGAAGCCATTGCCGTTGCTCTCGGTACTTCAAATTTATAGAATTTTTTACCTGTATCTTTTGTAAGTGCCGTAACCGTACCCGAAGCATAAGTTACACGACTAACCCCAGACGCATCGTAAAGCGCTGAATTTTCTATTAAGTAAATGGCATCAATACCGCCAATACTATCGCGACAATCTATCGCATAACCCGCTGTAATTTCACAAGGCATAATTTTTTGTTTTAAAAAAAATAGCGGCGTTTATTGCACCGCTATTTTCGTAAAGAATATTGTTATTAAATAGCCGCTTTAAACTTAACTGTTTCGTTTGTAAACGCTACGTTTACACCTACTTTGAAACTTACTTTTGTACGAATCTCGTCGTTATCTTCGCTATAAAATACGCGGTAGTTACTTTCTTCGTTTTCTAAATCAACCGCTAAAACCATATTTGATAATGAAATAGCGTAAGCATCGCCTGTTGAATTTAAACCATTTACTGGTACTACCTCGATATTTGTTGCTGGCAATATAAACGACTGAGCATTTACATCTTGTGGATTGTAGCTAAACAAATTTAATGCTCTGTAAGCCATAATCAATAAACGATTCCAATCGTAACCGCAGAATATTTTCACATCGCCTTTCGCCATTACTTCGGCTGGTATTGCTTTGTAAATTCCTTCGGTTGCAGCTACAACGTTTGATTGAGTTATTGTGCTTATCGTTGCAACGCCTGTATAACCTGAAACGTTTGCATCTGTTGGACTACCCGCATCAATTAATTTTACTAATCCGTCAAACTTGTTTAAGTTCGCACCGCCACTTCCTGTTATATCGCCTTGCCAAATAGATGTTTCGATTTGCGCTGCAATACGAGCGTTTTTCTTTGCAAGATACGCCTCTAAAAATTGAGCGTTTCCAAAATCGGTATAAGTGCTACCCGCTTTTAAAGCCTCTTGCGTAAAGTACGCCTCAAAGTTTTTAGGGCAAATTGTTTCGCTTACTTGAATTTTACCAACTGTTACAGTTCTTTGAGTAAACGATGTTGTTCCGCTCGGAGAATATCCGCAACCGTCTGCCTGAAATACTGCGTCTGTATCCATTAAAGGAATTTGCACCGCTGATTTTGCCTTTGGTATAACTATACCTCCGTCCATAATCATTTGTTGTGTTTTTGCACCGATAACCGCACTTGTTAATAAAGGCTCAACAAGTTGTTTAGTGTATGCTGATAAGGTACTTAATGATAATGCCATTTTATTTTAATTTTTAATTTTTATGAAAATAATATTGAGTAATCTCTTGTCTTTTTTGTTTCTGTAAAATTGTTTTTAACCGCAACGTCTGGAGTTCCTAATGGAGTTTCCGCAAGCGTTTTAGTTAAGTTCATTAAGCCCTCTATTAACTGAGTAGCTTTATTTAATTTGCTTTCGTATTGCGCAAACTTTGTTTCGTATGATGCAAATTTTGTTTCGTAGGTAGCAAACTTTTCGTTTGTTGCATTTTCCAAACTTGAAAATTTAGCGCTCATATCTTCAACCTTTGGCATAGTTGCCTCAACTTGTACTTCTTCAACCTTTGGCATAATTTCTACTATCGCTCCGTTTTCGCCTAAAACTATTATTGTTCCGTCACTTAATTCGTGTTGCCCTACTGGTGCTGGTACGCCTTCGATTGTTACAATACCGCCTACTTCAAGCGCAGTAACTTCTACAACCGTTCCGTCTTTTAATGTTCCTGTGATTGTTTCCATTTTAGTTTGAGTTGGTTGCGCTACTAATTCCGCAAACTTTTCATTTAATTTTTTTATGATTTCTGTTGCTTTCATAATATATTATAGATTTAATCTTCAGTAATTGAATTTAAAAGTTCCTTAATTTCTTTTAAGGCGTTTTCTTCGGCGCTAATTGGCTCGACATAGTCAAATAAACCTTCGACGCTAAAGCCCTTATAATCGCCTTTCTTTATGCTTTGCCATACCTTTTCATTCTCGACATAAAAACTCCCAAACCAACTACCATTTGCAACGCCCTCAAATCCTTTCATCGGCATAATGCCTCGTTCGGTATCTACAAGCCAACTTTCAAACATCGTAACTCCTTTTACTTTTTGCGAAGGATCGTGCATCAAATTCACATTATTTTGATATTTCTTTTTTGCAAATTTTATCGCAATCATTTTTATCGTATCAGCTGAAAACTTTACATAGTGCTCGCCCATTTTTTCATTGTTACGGTAAATCAATTCGTCTGCTAACATTAACGCCCCCGATATAATTCTTTTTTCTTCGCTAATAATTGAAAACGATAATTTTTCTTTGTCGATTTGTGCGAGTTTTCTCGAAGCCCATTCAACACCAGCATCGCCACCCCACGCCAACCACATTAAACGTCCGCAACCATCGCCGAGTTCCTTTTGTGAGTTTTGGCGTTGCCTTTCAAACGATGCCATACGGGCTATGGTGTCTCTACTAATCGGCTCGCCTTTCGCTAATTGATTCGCTCTTATTTTTCCAACAGGCGTTCCACAATCGCCCCATCCGTTTTCTTCAGCCCATCTTAAAGCAACCTTTGCGTTTTCGCTTGCTTCCTTTGGATAGTCCGTGTACGATTCTGCAAATGTATTTTTAGGCAAAAATTCTTTAATCTTGTTTATGTGGTTTTGCATAAAACTTACATCGTGTTGCATTCCTATTAACTTATCTATTTCGGCCATTAAATCTATAAAATCGTCTAACAATAAAACGGCTTCGTTGTAATCTTCAACACTAACAAAGTTTTTTTCAATTGCATAATATTCGGTCTCTAAAATATTATCGGCTATTTGCCCCGCACTTCGCAACATTCCTTGCTCATTTATGCCAACATTCATTTCTACTAAATGCTTAAATAATTCCGTAGCCATAGGACACAAATAAAAATATTTAGGAGTGAATCCGTAAATACTTAATTGGTCGTTAAACGCTAAAAAATCTTTTTTAATTGCTGGCGAATCAACAAGCGCGATGTAATCTACTTGCGCGTCATCTTGTAAGTTTTCACTTATTTTCAATTCATAAATTGGTAATGTCATAATTTTTAATTTATACGTGATGCTCTATTTAATCGTTGTATTCTTTCTTGATTTCCAGATA